AAAACGCATATCCATGCTTCAACGTTAAAAGCGTTTGTGAAAGAACGTGTAGAAAACGGAAAGCCAATTGACCTGGACTTGTTCGGGGCTTTTGTAGCTAAAACCGCAGATATAAAAAGGAGATAATAATGAGCAATGAAATCGCAAAGAAAGAAAGCAATTTACCGTCAGCAGATGTGGTTGATATTTTCGCTGAGTATGGTGGTGAAGGCTTAGACTATGACACATCGGAACTTCAGATTCCATTTGTCCGAATTATTCAAGCCATGTCCCCGCAGGTTAAGAAGTCAGACCCAGCATATATTGCTGGCGCTGCTCAAGGTGATGTTTTCAACACGGTTACTGGGCAGTTTTGGCCTAGCGAAAAAGGGGTCACCGTGATTCCTTGTTACCAAGAAACAAAGTATTTGAAGTGGCGCCCTCGTGAGCAGGGCGGTGGGTTCTTAGGCGAGTTACCGAAGGATGACCCAGATATTTCTCGGACTACTCGTGTCGGCGCTAAGGAAGTCCTTCCTGACGGAAATGAGTTAGTTAAATCTGATCAACACTACTGTTTGATTGTTGATGAAGATGGAGTGCCATCTTTTGGGATTGTCGATATGAAATCGTCAGCCCTCAAAGTGTCCAGGCGTTGGAAGACTCAGTTAAAGATGCTGACCGTTAAGCATCCGAAGACAGGGGCTTTGGTTATCCCACCACTGTTCGGGACCAAGTGGAAGCTGACTGTTGTGGAAGAAAGCAATGACCAAGGTTCTTGGTTCAACTGGTCCGTAGCCAACGATGGCTATGTTAAAGATAAAGAGATTTTGGACGCGGCTTTAAATTTCCGTAAATCAATCATGGCGGGAGAGGCAAAAGCTGTAGCTGATGAGGCGTCGGAAGAAGCGTCCTCTAAAGCAACGACAGAAGCTCCTTTCTAAATTGAACTGGGGGTGATGCAAATTACCCCCATCTTTACGGGATCATTTTATGTCAATCGCAGAGCGGTTCATGACAGCGTTTGAGGGTTCGACCTTGGCGCATGGTCAGACCCAGATCGGCAGCACACGGCGGAACGGAAAGACCGAAGCTAAAAGTTTCGTGGTTCGTAAACCTTTGACCAATGAGCTAGTTCAGAGTCATTTAGCTGGCGGTGATGGTGTTGGTGCTATTCCGATTAATGAAAATAATAACTGCAAGTTTGGTGCGGTCGATATTGATACCTACCCAATTGACCATGCTGGGTTAGTCAGGAAGCTTGCAAGATTAAAAATCCCTATGGCGGTCTGTCGATCTAAATCTGGCGGCGCGCATTTATATATGTTCCTTGCAGAATGGTTTCCTGCAAGCGAGGTCCGCGAGTATTTGATTGAAATCGCTGCTACATTAGGTCATTCGGGATGTGAGATTTTCCCAAAGCAAGACAGAATATTAGCGGATCGGGGTGATGTCGGTAATTTCATTAATCTTCCTTATTTTGATTCCGATCAGACTACTCGATATATGGTGGATGCAGAAGGAAACGATGTAGATATTGAGACGTTTTTGTTATGGGTTGAGAGCAACCGATTAACTATGAACGATTTAAGCAACTTGCAAACAGGTGTTAGCCCAGACGAGGGGACTTTCGCAACAGGGTATCCGTGCCTCCAAGCAATCATGAGTATCGGAGTAGTTGAAGGGACTCGGAATACAACTATGTTTCAAGTAGGCCAAAATCTACAGAAGATGTATCCGGATGGTTGGAAAGCTGAGATGGAGGCTATCAATCAATTATATTTTGACCCGCCGCTTGGCGCTATAGAAGTGGCTAATATACAAAAAGAGTTGGAAAAAAAACAGTATGGCCCTAAATGTAAGGAGGAACCTTTCACTTCTTACTGCAACAAACGTTTGTGTCTGTCTAGACCGCATGGGATCAGCAAACAAGGCGCTGTTGAGATGCCTCAACTCGGTGGCATGACCATCCTTTTGTCTGAGCCAAGGATGTATTTTTTGGACGTAGATGGGAAGAGATTAGAACTATCAACTGAGCAGATACAAATCCCCTTACAATTCCAGAGAGCGTGTATTGAACAACTAAACTTTATGCCTCCAAACTTAAAGCCTTCGGATTGGCAGATGTTAGTTAATGATTTATTAAGAACCGCAGCAACCATTGAAGTTCCAGAAGAGCTAACAGTTGCGGGTCAGTTCAAAGAGTTGTTGCAATCATTTTGTACTTCTCGCATTCGCGCAGTCACTCCAGAAGAAGTTGAGTTAGGAAAGCCTTGGACCGAGAACGGTAGGACGATGTTTAAGATTAAAGGGCTTCAAGATTATTTAATTAATCAAGGTTTTACAAAATTAGCGCGTCCACAAATACAAGAACGATTAAAAACAATAAATGATGGAGAGGATTGTCACGGAACCTTCCGTTATAAAAACGAGAGAAAAGACATCTGGGCAAGTGCCCGTGTTTGGTGGGTTCCTGAATTCAAGGATAAAGAAATTGAATTACCGGAGGGAGAAGATTATGAAGCCCCGTTCTAAGGACAGGTTGATGAAGATGTCAGAACTTTGTGAGTTCTTGGGGGTAGTTCCTTCAACAATCTATCGATGGCTTGAATCGGGACAGTTTCCTCAGCCTTTTGATATTGGGCAAGACACAGTGCGCTGGCGTTTAAGCGAAATAGAAAAATGGCTTGAGGAGTCTAGACGATGAAAATAAAACATGCTCCAAGTGAACAATTGATTTATGGCCCTCCTGGGTGTGGCAAAACGTACACATTGATGAAGATTATTGAGAAGGAGTTAGAGGACGGCACGCCCCCAGATCGCATAGCGTTTGTTTCTTTTACTAAAAAAGCTATTGCTGAAGCTCGGGATCGCGCAGGAGCTAATTTTAATTTAAGCGCAAAAGACACCCCGTACTTCCGTACCTTGCACTCGATGGGATTCTACTGGCTCGGTATGAAGAGCAGTGAGATGGTTAGTAAATACGATATGGGAAAGCTAGGTTTAGAATTAGGGGTCAGCTTTGATTCGCATAATATTTACACTGATGATGGTTTATTGATCCCCTCTGCCTCAGAGGGCAGCAAGTACTTAACTTTAATCCAACGTGCTTCGATGCGGATGATCTCCCTCGATCAAGAGTTTAACGAGAATGGCGACCATCGTATGGAGTATGCCGTACTTGAGAAGATCGATACTTATTATACAAGAATGAAAAAAGAGTTTGGTAAGTTCGACTTCACCGACATGATTCAGCAAATGGTTCTCCAGGGGAGTGGACCTAGGCTTAATGTTTTAATTGTTGATGAAGCCCAAGACCTTACACCACTGCAATGGAAGCAGGTCGAAGTGCTGCGAAGTAATACCGACCGCGTGTATTATGCCGGGGACGATGATCAAGCAATCTTTAAATATACAGGTGTCGATGTAACGCACTTGCTGTCCCTCTCTGCCGAGCCCAAAGTACTTGCACAATCTTATCGAGTTCCGAGGTCCGTGCATAAACTAGCAGGAAGGATTGCTTCTCAGATCTCTGTCCGGAAGGAGAAGGTTTGGGAACCTGCAGAGCATGAGGGAAAGATAACGTACTACCGGCACATGCATGAAATCGAAGACATTGATGAAGGTTCCTGGACTATACTGTCCCGCACATCGAAGCAGTTAAACGATATCAGTTATTACCTTAAAGGCAATGGGATTTTATTCAGCCGGAACGGCTATCTGTCTTTTGATCCAGAAAAAGCAAGAGCCATGAAGCTTTGGGAAATACTGAAAGAAGGGCGATCTATTTCAGTCGAAGAAGCTCAAGAGCTTTATGATGCTTTACCCAAGCGCGGTGACTACGCACGGGTCAAGTATGGCATGGCTAAAACTTTAAAAAACTGTGACCCACAAAGTTTTTTAAGTTATGAAACGTTAGTCAAGGATCACGGGCTTTTGCCAGAGCAAAACATGGACTCTGAGGTTTTGTTAAACCTACCAGAAGACGATGCTCGATACCTCACAGCAATGAGGGTTAGGGGTTATTCCGTGTTTGATGAGCCGAGGATAAAGTTAAGCACTATCCACCGTATGAAGGGTGGAGAGGATGATAATATAGTCTTACTGAATGACATGGGATACATGTCATGGAAGAACTACGCTGAGGGGGATGCTGACGACGAGCATCGTGTTTTTTATACCGCGGTCACTCGAACAAAGCATAACTTACATATCTTAGAGAATGCTGACAAGTTTGGATACCCTTTATGATTAAGTCTGATGGCTCTACTGCAAAGTATTATGAGCTACCTGAGTATGCTAAGGAGCTTCAACATTTAATTAGTTATAAGAACATGAACGCTCAGATCGGAGAGATCTTCCGGGCGTGCTATCGGTATGGTGAAGTAGAACATAGCGAGATGTTAAGAGACGCTAAGAAGATTAAGTTTTATGCACAGGCCGAGATAGAAAGGCTTGAGAATCTTTAATGGTTAAAATAGATGGATTTGATAAAGCTGTTATAGGCTTAACACATATACGAAGTGTAGAAAATCCAGTGATTGTGTATGACGCTAAGAAGATTATAGACATACTTATGAAACATGATGAGATGTCTTACGAAGAGGCGATTAAGCACTTTGAGTTTAAAATGCAAGGAACATATGTTGGGGGACACGATCCACTGTTTGTCTTCCTCGCAGATTTAAAAACGATAGAACAACTTTCGGAGGCCATTGATGGCTAAGTTTAAAGACACAAGCACCATGAACTTTCTTGATCGTATGGACATGGACAACATTGAGATTGATTGGTGTGCGCCTGAGACCTTCCCTGACCTCTCTCAGTCCAAGTACATCGCTGTAGACTTGGAGACATGTGATCCTAATCTCATGAGCCTTGGCCCAGGATGGGCAAGAGGGGATGGGTTCGTAGTAGGTATTGCAGTTGCTGCGGGAGACTTTAATGCTTACTACCCAATCAGGCACCAAGGTGCTGGCAACATGGCGCCAAAGGCTGTATTGAAATGGTTTCAAAAACAAATGGATACACCGCATATCCCAAAAGTGTTTCACAACTCAACCTATGATCTAGGATGGCTGCGTCATGAGGGCATCACTGTCCAAGGAAGGATAATCGACACAATGATTGCTGCGCCACTTCTAAATGAGAACAGGTGGTCTTATTCTCTTGATTCGTTGGGTCGAGATTATTTAGGTGAACGTAAGAACGAGAAGATCTTACGCATGGAAGCCAAGGGGTGGGGCCTCGATGCGAAAGCTGAGATGTGGAAGTTACCACCTAAGTTTGTGGGTCAGTATGCCGAGCAAGATGCGGCGCTGACTTTAAAGTTATGGAAACATTTTGAGGCTGAATTAAGTAAGAATGAGTTGACTTCGATCTTTGAATTAGAGACTAGTTTGTTACCATTGATGTTAGAGATGCGCGCTCGCGGAGTTCGTGTTGATTTAGATAAAGCAGAAAGGACAAAGGTAGACCTTGCAAAAAGAGAACAAGAAATTAAAGGGGACATCAAGCACCAAACTGGGATCAGGATTGAACCTTGGGTGGCAACTAGCGTCGGTGGAGTTCTCCATCATTATGGAATTAAAGTCCCTGTCACGCAGAAAACGAAACAACCGTCTATCACAAAGGCGTTCTTGCAAGCTTGTACGCACCCTATCGCTTCACAGATACTCAGATTACGCGAACTAAACAAGGCTAACAGTACGTTTATCGACTCCATCTTGCGCTATACAAAGGATGGAAGGATTCATTGTGAATTTAATCAGCTACGGTCAGATGACGGTGGCACGGTGACCGGTAGATTTAGTTCTTCAAATCCTAACCTTCAACAAATCCCTGCAAGAGATCCGGAAATTAAGTCTTTGATCCGAGGATTGTTTGTCCCAGAAGAGGGCGAGAAGTGGGGGTCTTTCGATTACTCGTCTCAAGAACCTAGACTACTGATCCACTACTGTTCAATTCTTTCAGACAAGAATAAAGACGATAAGGTTGATGCAGTTGTGGGTGCTTACCAAGAGGGTGACGTGGACTTTCACCAGATGGTTGCAGACATGGCGGGCATTGGTCGGAAGGAAGCAAAGACCGTGAACCTGGGCATCATGTACGGGATGGGTCAAGGTAAATTAGCAACAACTCTTGATGTCTCAAAAGAAGAGGCCAAGGATCTTCTTAACACTTATCATGAGAAGGTTCCTTTTGTAAAAGGTTTGGCAGACAGGGTATCTACAGCAGCATCAACCAATGGACAAGTAAGAACATTGCTAGGGCGTAAATGCCGGTTCGATCTGTGGGAGCCTAATAGTTTTGGATACAATAAACCTCTGCCACACCAAGAAGCTATCAAAGAATATGGTCCTGGCATCCGCCGTGCCTTCACATACAAAGCTCTAAATAAATTAATCCAAGGATCTGCTGCCGATCAAACAAAGAAAGCAATGGCGGATTGTTACGCAGAAGGGCTTATCCCTCTGTTAACAGTGCATGATGAACTGTGTTTTTCTATAAGTTCCGAGGACCAAGCTTCACGGATCAAGGAGATTATGGAGACCTGCGTAGATCTTAGAGTTCCGAGTAAGGTGGATCAAGAACTAGGCATGAATTGGGGGGAGGTGGGTTGACTTCATTTTTAAAAGTCAGAAGAGTCCTCGTCGTCTCTCATCATTAACGAGAGACGATCTGCTCGAGCGCCAGTTTGATCGGCCCACTTGCTGTCTAACATTTGATCTGCAGCCTCGGACCACGCACCGTCTTCTAATGCAGCAATCATTTTCTTAAACTGTTTGAATCTTGGCAGCCCCATATTAAATATCATGTCTGCAACAACTCGTTGTCGAATTTCCGTTATATCAAAAAACCAATCGAAGGTGTCAGATACTTCGTTCATTACAATTTTAATATCATTATCAAGGATAAAATCAATCTCATCGTCTGAGAGACCGCGTTCTTCGATGTTCCTTCCTACGCCGATAGTTAAATAACCAGCGGTACATTGATACGGAAATTTTTCGACGCCTTCATGAAGACGGAGTTGTTGAAACAATCTTTGCTTATCCATTGTCATCTACTCCCAAAAGTGGCACGGGTTACTGGATCAGGTACGAGTATTGGAGAAAGTGGTTGTGGTTGTGGTTGTGGTTGAAGCGGATTAACACTTTGTAAACCAGATTGAACTGCTGGAAGGACAGATGAAATAGGAGGTAATTGAGCTTGAACAGCTTTTGTTTTTTGACTAGCAAGTTCAATCGATGGATCAAGTTCTTCTTTTGCTTGATCAACTGAACCGCGCACCGTTGTAAAAGCACCAAGCGAAGATAATTGCCAAGCGGCTTGCCAACCTTGACCAACAGAATCTCCTGACTTTAATTTCCCAGAGAAGAAATCAGAAACTTTGTTTTTTCTTCTTGAAGCCATCATAGCCTTTAACACTTTCGGGTTACGCAAGGACCTTGACGCAATTAGATAACCTGCCGCGGTGGTAGCAGCAGCAATTGGATTAACCAAGTACGCCATAAACCCTAAACCTGCAGCAACCGTTGGTGCGGCTAACCCACCTTTCCCAGCAATCGCTGCGTTAGAGGTAGAAATCATATCTTCTGAAATAGATATTAAAGAACGAAAAGTGTCAGGGCCGAACAATTGGTCAATATGCTCTCTACCATAACCAGTAAGAACTTTATTTAATTTTTTACCTAAACGCCCAGAGGCAAACTCTTGAAAAAAATCTCCTGACAGTTCTATAGTGCCATCTTTACTTACAGTCCCACCGATCTGTTGAAGGATTCGGCCCATAGAAGCATCTTTAGCCCGTTCAAAGACTTCATCACCAAGAAGCTCTTTAGCTATTTTCGCGGCATCAGGAGTTTTTAATAAAGTATCTGTTATTTGATTAATATCTCCAGAAGATATTCTTCTTCGAATTTGATCTCTTGCTAATATTTGTTTTGTTTTTTCTAATTCTTTCATTCCTCTAATTGAAGATAAGAGATCTCCTTTAGTAATGCTTTCAAGAACATTGGGCGCAACTTCAACATTAGAACGGCTTAGTGCGTCTACCATGTCGTCAAACTGTTTCTTTTGCCCCCGTAACAGTTTATTAACGGCTGCGCCTTTAGAAGTTAATTGAGCCGCAAGAGTTTTACCATCAATCACATCTAGCCCAGTCAAAGAATTAACTCTTTTTGAACTTTCAACAGCGTCCAAAATAAACCTAGACAATAGTTTTTGTCTAAGAACTTCTGCTATTTCAGCGCCCTGGCCGAGGGATGTTTGTTTTTCTAAAACTTCTTTTTCAATCCGCGCAGCTTCTTTTTGTACAAACTTCCGGTATTGATTCTCTATAGGTAAATTTTCAACTTCTTTAAGAGCTTGAGTAACGCTTTTACCCTCAATTTTTTGAGAATTAAGAAGACGACGGCTTTCTCCAACATCGACAAGAGCTAGTTCTGGAGACCCTCTAACGGACTTCATTAATGCATCGACTGCTTGGGCGTCACCATCTTTAATAATAGTGTTATAAACAAAGTCTATACTTAATTTTCCGTTTCTCTTTTCAGACTCACTTAGAATAGTTCGAACAAGACTGTTGTTGAATCGTTTATTCCCAGCCCCATAATATTTGTTCGTTCGGCGTAATGTACTTAAACTCTCAGAAATAGCTTTCTTATCTAAGCCAGCTAAAACATCAATAGTTTCTTGATTAAGGTTTAATCCAAATGATTTAAGTAAATCTTTTTTCGCGGTTAAAACTCCAGAAGACCCAGCTATAAAATCCGCGGACTCATCAGCTACAGCAAGTTTGGCTAACGTTCCTTCCATGTCTCGGATAGAGTTAGAGGCTGCAGCAGCTACGCTTGATAAGCCCCGCCCGTCCACTCCACCAATAATTTGTGGGTTTCTAACTAAATTAAAAAGAGCTTTACGAAGATTCTGTACTTCTTTTACCGTGGCTCCGCCTTTTGCTTCAAGATCCAAGATATGTTTATAAAGGTCACTTCTTTGTAAGACCTGACCACCTACTATGTCGGTTTCAATAAGATCGTCAAAAGCTTTTTTTATTCCTGATAAAGGAATAAAACGTGCATCACCAAGATTTTTAGAAACCTTGGTATACAGACGATCAACATTGTCTTCAAAATTCTCTTTTGCTACGTTAATTCTTTTAAGAATATCTTCTGTAGGGTCTAGTCCTTTTCTTAAAGGAGCAATTATTGCCCCTATTTCTTTTTCAATATCTTTTTCAACTTGTTTTTGAAGGTCGGCTAACTGATCGCTTTCTGTAGCATATTTTTCTTTAATTTTTCTTTGTGCAGCCTTGTTAAGATTTTCAATAGCTTCTTCTGAAATATTAGAGACTCCAGATACGTCTTTAAGTTCTTGAAGAAGGATTTTTAAATTCTGTTGTGCAGCTTTTTCGTTTGGAAAGACACCTTCTTTTATCGCCTGAAGACGATTAAGAATAGGGCGAAAGCCTTCTGAAGTTGCGCCTCCAATCGTGGGTCGCAAATCTCTAACAATTAAATCCCTTGCAGCCGCTCGTTGGATTTCGGCTGCTTCCCCTCCAGGGCCTTTAATAACATTACCTATAACTTTAGATATGCCTCTTCCAATAGTGTCTCCAGCAAAAGAAAAAACACCTTCCAAAGCAACATCATAAGCTAAGTCTTCTGGAGTCTGTCTTTGATAACCTCTAAGATATTCAACGCCCTCATCCAATGCTTTACCAAGCATTGAAGCTCCGCCGACTAATAAAGCACCTGGAACAAAACCAACACCAGAAGTCAGTAAAGCTGTACCAACACCAGCGGCAATGGGTAACCCAGCAGCACCTATAAAATCTTTGACATCACCAGTTGTGAGACCTTCTTCATCAACAGCGACATCTGAGCCTTCGCCCATATTTAACTTAGCGCGGCCCTGTTGATTAATAATTAACCGACCTAGCGCATCTTCTCTATAACCGTCTTTTCCAACGGAATCGTCAAGATACGCCTTCTTTTCTTCAGGAAGCTCAAGGCTGCCGAAGGTGATTCTGGAAAACCCTTCAACATTGTCTACACCGGTGCTGTAATCCACCCCAGGCTCTTTATAATTGTCAATAAACTCTTGTTCGGTAAGAGGCTGTCCTGTCGTTGGATTAACTCCTTGAGAACGTTTAAGACGGGCATACTCTCTTATTTCTCCTGCACTGGCTGTAGACAAATCAATTTCTTGAGAATTGATTTGTCTAGGCGAGAACTTTTTAAGAATAGCTTGTTTTTCTTGCTTAGTAGGAAGATTCCCAGCAATTTCTACAACCACTTCCCCTTGAGGGGTTTCAACAACTATCTCGCCCATCTCATCTCTCGTTAAATAATTCTAAATATCGGTCGGCCTCTATCGTCTTTTTCCTCCGAATCAACAATAGTCCCTATTTTAGTTCCTGTTGTAGTCCCAGATATATTAAGACCTTTTTCTTTTAATCTTTTTTGCTGCTCTGACAAACCAAGTACAGCACTTTCCTTAGTACCAGGTTGGAACAATGGCTCCAAAGTATCCTCTATCTCCCGCATCTCAGCAAAAGCGCCTTTTTGACTCTCCCGCATTTTATCTGCGGCTCGTTGTAAGCGTGTTAGCAGTTGATCTGCGTCTTTAAGAACAAATTGAAAAGAGCCATCAGCTAAAACGTTGTCTCCAAAAAAAGCACCAATCAAGAACTCAACATCTCTGTTTGAAATTGAGTTTGCAGATTGAGAACTCCCCAATGTCACAGGGATTAACGTCTGTAAAAATATTCTCATGGCGCTTTGAGCGGCTTCTTTAGTTTCGTAAGATTTATCTAGGTTGAAGCCAAAAAAGTTAGCCCCTTTATTTATAACATCTTTTAGTCCAGGGCTGACTCCAGTGACTTTACCTTCAGAGATGTCAAGGAAGACAGTCTCAAGAAGACCAATAGCATTTTCAGAAGTTAACGCAATGTCCGTTGCTTTCCTATAACGATCTTGTTGGTCAGTATAATCTTTTATCTTTAGCCGTTTTGATTCATTAAACTTAGCTTCTTCTTTTCGTCGTTCTTTATTAAAATTACTAAGTAAGTCTCCAACCGCCTTGCTTTTAGCAGCTATCGCAGACACCATAGAACTTGAGATAAGACCAGATGGCATGTTTCCGTCTCGAATATCTCCAATTAAAACAGGCACAGTTTCATTCTCATTGTATTTTTTTCCGTTATAAGTGACACCTTTAGAACCCGCAACATAATCCTTTACACCTCTTCTTTCACGAGCCTCTATGCGTCCCTCTTGACGCCGTTTACCCACTTCACCTATGCCATATTGAAGAGCAGACAATTGAACTTGACGATCAAACGAATCTTTTTCCGATTTGTCTTTTATAAACATACCTGCGCCGGAAGAGAGCGCAGACGCAATATTTGATATAGCGTTTGGACTTTGCCCTGCAGCCATAGCAAATCCAATTTTGGCAATAGCAAGTCCTTTATCAAGTCCTTTACGTTCTGGAGCAGCGGAAGTAAACTCAAGCATCAATTCTTCAAGACTTTTCTCTACTTCTTCAGGAGTTCCCTGATTAAACACACGTTGAAGTTCATTAGCTGCGGAGTTCTCAACACTTGCATTAAGGGTCTGAGTGTCAGCAAGATCACCGTCATCAACAGGGCTATCAACAATGGTGTCAACACTTGCATTAAGATCACCGTCATCAACTTCTACCTCTGGATCTGCATCCCCTGTAGCAGGAGGGGCGGTTGACATTCCAATTAGAGTCTCTGCGGGTGTTGCCTGCCTTCCCATATATTGTTCTTCAGTTGTTGCCCGTGGAGCACGCTCTTCAGTTGAAGGTAAAGCTGCTCGGAATTGTTGAAGAGTTAAAGGTCTATTAGCTGCTATGCCTTCTTCTCGAGCTTGCTGAAACGCTTTTGGATTTCTTTCTTCAAAAGAATCTGTTGGGTCCATTAACCCCGCAGCTTTTGCCGCCCGTTCTACAACGGGGTTTTCTGTTATGGATTCAAAAGTGTTGGCAAGAGTGTCTCCAACATTAGCAAACTTACCAATCCCAGCAGTAAACCCAGCACGTTTTGCAAAACGCCGGTCGTTTTCTGCTTGAAGATAAGCTTGCTGATCTTCTTCACTTAATTTGTCAAATTGTTCTCGATTAATATCAAGATCCGTCATTTGCCCCGGCTTGTATGCCTGTACCTTTCCTTCTCCAATTCCAGAAAGTTCATCTGCTGTTTTCAGGGGTGCCGTGTTTAATACATCCCCGAGAAACAGACCCACAGGAGTAGCTCCGAGAAAATTCTTAATTCGAGAAATGTTTTGGTAAGGGCTTTGATATGGAACTACCGAGCGAGAGCCTGTTGTTCCTAGCGTTGGATTTACTACTAAACTTCTATTAAGAGGAATAGAAGGATTTTTTGAAGGCACACGAACAGTGTTTCCATCTTTAAACTTCTGAACCGTCTGCATTAACGGCTGGCTAGACGCCATGATACCGCCCATTTGATTAAGCTTATTACGAGCCGGACGAGAAGGCTTTGAGTTAAACATTTTACGATTAAAAGGGTTCATCATGAGAGAATATTTCCTAAGAACCCAGAACTATTAAGTCCAGCAAGACCTAATCCAATACCTGCTATTTGAGATATTGTGCTAGGTCCAGGAGCCGAGGTCGTTTGAGTTGCTGAACTTGCTGTAGGAACTCCTTGGAACACGTCCGACAAGAAGCCAACTCTTTGATAAGGCTCCATCTGTCTTTGTAACGCGGTTGTTCTTTGAGCTTCAAGAACATTTTGAGCTTGTTGCTGCTCCAATCCTCCCAAAGATAATAAAGCGTTCACATCTGATTGTCCTGCTCCTTGAGCCGCTTGACCAAGACCCGCTTGTTGAATGCCTGCTTGACCAAGACCTTGAGATAGTGAACCCATAGTTTTAGAAACTTCTAATTGACGATTTCTTGCCGCCTCAAACGAACTTTGTGCCGCTTGAAGTGCCTGACCAAAACCTTGAGAGCGAAGCTGCCCGCCGGTTCGAGCTTGTTGATCTAAGACATTACGACCGATTTCCGCTGTCTGGACCGCTGAACGATCTCCACCATAAGCCCCAGCCATAGCGGCCTGAGCATTGGCTTGGTTAAGTTGAGCATTTCCTAACCGTTGAATGTCTTCATATTGTTGCTCTATTACTTCCTCACGATAAGGATTCATGAAGGCTTCGACTTGTGTACTTGGATCAAACTGAGCGGCAGCGCCCTCGAGCGCCTGGCCTGCTTGCATGTATCCGCCAATTCCAGATCCGAGGGTCGCGGTTCCCGCTTGCATGTACGGGGCAAAAGATCCGACGCCCTCGTATCCTCTTCGAACAGCTTCTGTCTGACCAGGAGTTAACGGCGCGGCTTGTTGTGCAGGAATGAATTGAGCAGGTGACGCGACTGCTTGAGCAGAATCAAGCATAAACTTCTGATAGTCCTGCATGTACTCCGGCAGTTGATTTACTTGTGTAGTAGTCGCCATTAAGTCATCCTCTCATATTGACGCATCATCTCATACATTTTTGCTGCGCCCTTTTCTCGGTCGCCCTTTCCAAGTCCTCGGACTGCGCGTTCCGTAAATACAAACTCCCCGTCGGAGAGAAGAGCTTCTTGAACCTTCTCACCATTTTGATAAATAGCAGCGTCCACTGAGTCGCTGCGCCCGGTTCCCGGACCTTCGACATAGCCACCAACATTAAAGCCTTGTTGCTGCTGCGCCTGCCGTTCTTTAAAATACTGTAATAGTTCTGGGTTTTTTTGTAAAAGATTCATTAATCCGTTCATGAAATCGTCACCGTAACAGTACCTGTAGCTGTTGTTGATAATACACCAGCTAGATGCGGAACGTTAGCCCTACAGATTTTTACAAAACCTTCTTGTTGAAACAACCCACCAACCTCAAGTCCTTGATCGTGTTCTTGTAGGTTGGTCAATACTAATTGTGTGTTTCTTCCTTCTCCAGGATTCTGTTGTTGGTCTACATAAGTAGAGAAGGATCGAATGATTTCTTGAAAATACTCAAAGTTGTATTCTCTTGGGGGTATTGGGAAAAATGGACGGTTGAGATTACGACTCACGAACGTCGCCCATCTGGCCTAATATCTAAACGAGGACTTCCCAACCTCCAAGTAGTGTCGGTCTGATCGGACTGTACCGTGACAGCAACAGAACGCCCACGAAGCCTAATGTGAGCTTGGTCCGTAAACTTTTCGACAGGCACAGTAGCGGAACGAGCAACCTCAGAGGTGGATGTATTATCGTATTCTGCCCCGGGGAAATCCCTAGTTTTAACTATGAAATCGGCTGAAGGAGCAGTAGCGGTTGAGTTCTTAAATGTAAGATCTGGGATAAGCCGACGAATAAACATGAAGCTTTCCCCATCGGCTATGTCAATCTGACTTGACTCAATGTAAGCAGTAATGGCAGAGGCTGGGGTAGTGCTGCCGTCGTTTAAAGTAAATTCGTGGGTGTAACTAAAACTGTCACCTCCAGTAGCAACAGGAAAGACGTTAATCCCGCGGTCGATCCAAGCAGTCCTTTCAAGCGCCCCGATATACCAAACCTTTTGTTCATAATTATAGATAACATACCTGTTATTTTCTGCAGATCCTTCAGATGGATAGAACCACCATATCTCTCCAAAAGCAGAGTTCAGACCCGCGTAAACTTTATCAGATTGCTCATAATTAAAATCATCAAAAACATAGGATAGAACGGAGCATGGCAGTTTTTGAACACTACCAGCATAAGTGTAAAACTCTCGAGCGCCCATCCAGAACACTGAGTCATCCACAGGAACCGTGGCGTTAGGCCCCATGATAGTAGTGTTCTCAGATATTTGATTAATTCCAAACGTGAATGGCGGACCAAGGAACTGCATCGCATGTACGGAAACATCGGTGAAGACAAGAATCTGTTGACGAGTTTCTACTACAGAAACAATTTGTGACCCAGCGCCCACTCGAAGACTTCCTGCAGTATTAGTCGCTGTAGGATTCCAAACCGCGGGATTTTCTTGAGAAGAAAACCTTATTAATAAAGGATCTTGTAACGTGGGAGAGGACACATCCCCACAGCCAAAAGCAATAACGTGTCTGTCTCTATCCGAAACAATAACATCTTTTGCAATTTGAGGGATTGTCGCGTCAGTCACTCCAAGACTTGTCGCGTATGCTGCTAAAGTTATTGCTCTTTGAGCGCTTCCTACACTACTTGCAGATCGATCCCAGTAGTAAATATTCCCGTTGCGGTTATTAAATATTAAATCTTCTCCGAAGTTATCTTGACCCCAGATCCGCAACTCGTCTGTTATAAGACCTGTCTCATTTGGAGAATCCCAACTCGATCTGCTCCATCCTCCGGCGCCCCAACCAGTTCCTGGGACAACAGTGTTAAGACCTATGTTTAACTGAAAAGCTGCGGTGATGGATGTTCCTCCACCAGTGGCGCTAGAGGTCGCGGCATTAGCTACAACAATAGTGAAGGAATTTGCATTAACTACAGTGACTTTAAACTCTTTGTTTAAGTCTGCAGCCACCACTCCACCAACTGCTGTCGCCCCAGAAAAGGTGACAAAATCCCCCGTCACAGCACCATGCGAATTGATTCCTAGCGTGACTGTAGTAGAACCGTTGACCACAGTAAAACAGTTGTTTGTGTCGCTTCCTGTGAAAGTTATTCTAAGCGGAGTTACATCTTGATAAGAAATACCTTCAAGAACATAGAATTTTGTGTGCGTTCCTACACCTAATAATTTTGTAGTCGCTAAATCTGTGAAGGGGTGAAGGGATCGACATACTCCTTCAAACTGGCCTGCAGTTGCATCTCCCGCATTTCCCCCTATCTTTACCCAACCGCCGATTTTTTCTGGGAACCCTGATCGGAAACGAACTTTGTCACAATCAAACCATCCACCCTCGTTAGAGTATGAAGTGGTTTCTCGATTGATTCCAGGAGTGAACTTCAGCTTTGAAAGAGGCATTCATTCTTATCCTTTGATGGCTAATTCGGTTGATGATACCGCTGTTCCTGCAATGACACTTGGGTCCCCCGCTGAAGTCCCTAAAGTTCCGTCGGCTTGAACAAAATAAGTTTGTCCTGGTGTTAAGCTTGATTGGGCGTCATCTACTGCACTAGCCACCTGTATCGTAGCGGTTTGTCCACTAGCATACACTGCGTTAGATATACCTATATAATTTTCTGCCGTAAGGTTTGCTACATTTGTGTCCTTAAAAACTATAGCTGTTCCCCTGTTGTTGTCACCATTTTTAATAATAGTTACAGTTCGGTTAGTATTATTATCAAAAACAACACTAAGCTCTGAGGACACCAAACTACTAAAAACTGATCTAGTCCCAAACGTGAGATTAGTTCCAGAAACACTGATGTCGCCAACTTTAACGGTATATGTGCTACCAACTGCCGATTGATTAAACAATGTTATTATGTTTGTGGAAGAGTTAAAGGTTAACGAAGAATTATTGTTTGCGGTATCTGTGCCCCAAACTGCAATAGTTCCAAAATCCATAGATGTTCCATTCACTGTACCTACAACTGCTTTGCCTTTACTAGAGTCAGACGTTGAAGTAAATGCAAAAACAATTTTATTGATAGTCGGTATAAATAAACAATCAATCATACTGGCTCTGTGGCTTGAATCAATTACAACAGGACTACCAAAAGCAATACTGTTATTGCTAGCGGTAATCGTTCCTATGTTCACTACACCTCTATCAGGAGATTGATTAGTGTCTCGATAGGCAATTACAATTTTGCCCGCATTTGTATCAAAC